ACTAATTAGTCGCGTAGACGATTTTTCTACAAATGAAAATTAATCTTTGGTACTCTAAGAGTATGAGTCAATGGAGATGGACTCTCTGTGAAGAATCTAAGAATGGTGTTACGAAAGTAGAACAACATGCCGGACAACGTAAGGAATTGTGGGACGCAATGAATGATGTTGTCAATACAATAGAGTATATGTTAGAAGAAAAATTATAAATAACTGAAAAATGAAGACGTATAAAGAATTATACAATGGAAAATATAAGGATTAGGTGTCGTTCCTGCGGAAAAGAATTAGAAGGACACTCAAGTAAGACAGTTTCTTGTGGTTGTCCTAACACAGCAACTATTCGTGGTGATAAGATTTCTGCAGTTGATTTTTCGAATATTGTTATGTTAAACTCTTATCAGCCTAAAAATAAAAAAGGAGTTCTTTCGACGGAAGATATCCTATGGCAAGAACAGAGAAAGCAACGCAAAGTTCGTAAAATGAATTTTGATGTCAGGTAATATTAGGAAATCAAAATAAGTTGACAAATTCAAATTAGTAACTATTATATCTAATATGCATTTCAATCTAAAAACCATGGACGAGCACACTTATAATAATTGGGTGAAAGTCAAAGAGACTTTTGAGTCATCTGGAAATACCAATAATTTCTTTTATCAGAGAGCATGTGCTATAGTTGGTGGAGCACCAGATCCTATTGATAAAATGATTAAACAAGATAATGGAACATCTAATAGATGAAATAAAATCAGAACATTATGTCACTCAAAAAGAGTGTCAGGAGATAATTAACAATGCTATTCGGAGACACAATAGAAACGCAGGTATTATCAGCATGTGTGTTGGGTGGGTTGTCTTATCTTTATTTGCTGAGGGCCTTCTCAGATTGATTGGAGTTATTCCACCACTATTACCATAGTTATAAATTAAAATGTAGGAGAATTTTATGAAAGTTGGAATGATTGGTTTGGGTCGTACTGGTGAAGGTATGTCCCGTCGTATGATTGAGAAGGGAATTGAAGTTTGGGGTTATAGTAGCACTAACTATGAGAATGCCTGTGGACAATATGAAGCAGGATACATTAGTGGATGTGTAACTTCTTTAGAGTATCTTGTTCGAGCAGTTAAATCTGATGGTCTTAGATACACTAGTGCCGGAAAAATTCCTGGTATCTTTCAAATTACTCTTCCAGAGCAAAAGGTAGAAGACACACTTGATGAGTTACTACCATTACTTGAGGAGGGTGATATTATTATTGATTTCAGTACCACAGATATAAGAACATGTCAGGAACTGGAACTGTACTGTTCTAAGTTAGGTATTTTATATATTTTCTCTGGGGTATATGGAGCACATGTTGCTATTGATGCTTGTTCTAAAATTTTCCAATCACTATCACCAGGAAATATAATATGACTTTAGCAGATGTCTTACTCTGGGGAACAATACCCTTTCTATGTGCCACCATCTATTTCAGGCACAGAAAAGGTGAAAATATCTACTATGAAAGTGACAAATATGACGGAAATGGAACAGCGCATTAAGATGAGGTATGCGTTTGCCATGTCTTCATTTGGTAGAATGTTTTTACCTCATGGTATAACACCAGATATGAGAGAATTATGTAATGAATGGTCTCAAATTGAACAGCAACCACCCCGTGGAGATTTATATCAAGTTGATCGTTACTTTTTAGAACTATGGAAAACATGGTCATTGCCTTCATAGTATTTTATTCTTTAATCGGTTTATTTCTTTTTATCCTTTCAATTTTACAAGAGTAATGTTACAGTTTGCTAGGTTTTGTGGAACAGTATTAAACAATCCATGGGGTTGTGGATTTTTGGCATGGTGTCTTGTCTTTGTTCCTATTATAGGAATGTGGGCAGTCCACAAATATAACTGGCAGCACTGGGCACCATTTGACAGAGGGCACCAGAGGTAGTATAATATATGAGTTGAGAAATCAACTGCGGTGTTCACCTTTGGTAGGTTCAGGAGCAGCGGCGATAGGAACCTACTTTTACTTGACTACATAATCACTATACTGTATAATACACAGGTAATCAAAACGGACAATGGCACTGACTGAAAAATTCAAAACCAAAGATTTAGATACTCTTCGTAATGCCGCAAAAGGTGAAATTTTCTTAGATGTAAAAAGTCCAAAATTATTCAAGAAGGTTCGTAAATATTATGAATCTAATGGAGTAATTTTTTCTGGTGATCCACTTGATGATTACGAAATCATGATGGACTGTTTGTATTCTGATCTAAAAATTTCTGTTGAGGTTGTTTGATTATAGTCATGGAAAGACTTTAAAAACCCTGGTGGAGTCATTATGACCCTCTTATGAGTTTACGGCATCTCTCAAATGCCGTTGGTGCGGGTGGGTTACTACCGTCCAGTTTCTTGCTTCTGGTCAAAGAGTAAGTGGCGTGCATGGCAAGACCTTATGGGGAGAGTTGCATAAACTCTCCTTTTTTGTTGTAATATGCTTCGCAGTCCTTTTGATGCTGTAGATCAACTTCTTAAAAGGATTAATAATTTAACTTTTGAAGACTCTGGTTCTTTTATAAAAATTTAGAAAATGATAAAAATTTATAGATGTGATATTCCTCAACATCACGACTCTTTTTTAGAGATGTTGGATATGTGGGAGGAAAGGGGATATGTTGAAACAGAATCTGTAGATGGACATGTTCATTGGGTAAATGATGAGAAAACATTTTTGCTTTGGCATTGGCCAAGAGTTGATGAACCTTGGAAACAAGTTCCTCCATTCAAAATAGGTTTATTTGGTAATGTAGTTCCGGATCATCCACAATGTATTCCCTGGACATTTTTTGCTAGAAGTCCTAGACGATTAGATAAAATTGCCAAATCTGATTTACCTTCTTATAATGATAGAAGCATCACTTCAATTTTTATGGGAAAGGTTGAAAATCAAATTCAAGCAGTAGGTAGAAATAATTATGATTGGAGTACTGGTATAGAAGACTTTTATATGAGCCAAGGTTCTCCGGGTTCATACAAATATACTAAAGAACAATACTTAGAAAGATTATCTCAGGCAAAATTTGGTCTTACTCTTCCTGGTTATGGTCCAAAGTGTAATAGAGACATTGAACTTATGGGTGTAGGTACGGTTCCTATTGTTGCTCCTGGTTGTGATGTTAAAAAATACCATGAACCATGGGTAGAAAATGTTCACTACATAAGTGTAGAAAGTCCAGAAGAGATTCGAGATAAAATTTCTGTAATTACTAAATCTGAATGGCAGGAAATGCACAAAGAATGTAGAGCATGGTATAATAGAAATGCTTCAACGGATGGTTCTTTCAAACTAACTGAAAAACTTATTGAAATGTATACATGAAATTTTTAACTTTTTTGAATTCTGGGTGCCATGATATTTGTTTGAATATGTTGAAGTCCGCTGAGAACGTGGGCATTAATATGGATGACTTTATTATTGCATGTATGGATAAAGATGTTTATAAGTCTTTTATTCTTGAGGGATATAAAGGTGCTTTCCTTTATATGAATAGTGATCTAAAAGAATATCAGGATTGGACATTTAATAGTAATAGTGGATTTAGGAATGTAGTTAGACATAAATGGAAAATTATTAGTCAGGTTCATAAAGAACATCCCAATCTTATGTGGGTTGATACTGATATTGTATTCAAAGAAAATCCTGTAGAAATTCTTACAGGTCATGATGAAGTACTATTTCAAACTGATACTCCTGGGTCTACAATCTGTACTGGATTTATGGTATTTAATGAGACTCCTGAGTGTCGTCAATTGATTGAAGAGTGTGGTGCTGATGAAAGTGATGATGATCAATTGATTATGAATCGTATTGGTCTTTCTAAATATCATGAACACATTGCTCTTTTATCGGAAGATTTGTTTCCTAATGGCAATGTTTATTATCAGCAAGATAGAAAAGAAAATGCTATGATCGTTCATAATAATTGGATGGTTGGAGTAAAAACCAAAATTAGTAAGTTTAAGGAGGAAGGATTGTGGTTGATTTGAGTAGTATACAATTAAAGTGTTTTGGTAGTGAATATGGACATTGGTGTTTTATTCCACATGATAATCTTCAAAATTGTTTAATCATTGGTGGAGGGGTCGGTGAAGATATTTCATTTGATGTGGATTTTGCTTCTGAGTATGATGCAACTGTAGTTCTTTATGATCCTACTCCAAGATCTATTAAACATTTTAAAACTGTTAGTGAGAATTTTGGCAAAGAATCTACTATTGATTATGTTTCTGGGGGAGATCAACCTGTAGAAGTATATGATCTTTCTAATCTATCTGAAACAAATTTTCTTTATAAGAAATATGCTCTTTGGAATGAAGAAACAAAAGTAAAGTTTTTTGCACCATTTAATTCAAATCATGTTAGTCATAGTATTTTGAATTATCAAAGAGATTATGATATGAATGATAGTAATTACATTGAAGTTGACACAATAAAACTATCTAATGAAATTAAAAAATTAGAAACTTTTCCATCTATTATAAAATTAGATATTGAAGCTGCTGTTTTAGAAGTATTGGAAGATTTATTTGATAATAATATTTTTATAGATCAAATATGTGTTGAATATGATGAGCATCATAATCCTAATAATACAAGTATGAATAGAATTAAGAAGATGAACAACCTGTTTGAAACTAATAATTATAAGTGTATACACCAAGAGTATTCAAATTACTTATTTGTACATAAAAACTTTCTTGAAAAATTATGAATTTAATTATTGAATATTTTAACTCTCGTAATCATATGAGAAATGGAGAGTATCTTTACTGTCTCCATCAAAATCTTGCCAATGAATATATTGATAAGGTTTATATTTTTGTGGAAGATGATGCTGAACTTAATTTTGATTCTCCTAAAATTCATAGAATAGTAAGAAAAGAAAGACCATCATATAAAGATCTTTTTGATTTTTGTAATGAAAATCTTAAAGAACAAATTTGTGTAGTTGCAAATGCAGATATTATTTTTGATGATACTCTTCGATTCTTCAAGAGTCTTAATATGGAAAAACAATTTTATGCATTGAGTCGATGGGAAATATCTACTACAGATGGTAAGAACTGGGAGGTTGAACCATTTGATAATTCAGCATCACAAGACTCTTGGATTTTTAAAACTCCAATACCAACATGTAATGCTATGAATTATACGATGGGTAAACCTGGTTGTGATAATAAGATTATATATCATATGAGAGAACTTGGACATACTTGTCGTAATCCTGGCAAGAAAGTAGTTACGATTCATTTTCATCTTACTAACTTTAGAACTTATGATGTAAGAACTGATAGAGTTCCTGGTCCTTATTTGTTAATTGCACCGGTAGATAATTTTTCGGGTCAATCAGTTTATATTGATATTGACGGATTCGATGAGCAAGGTAGAGCATACATTATACAAAAAAGTGGTGAATAACACAGAGAGGGGCTTGACCCCTCTTTATTTTTCCTATATAATACTGTAATGTTTCTTCACAAAACTCAAATGACTGTAACAACTGAAGACGGTGGACGCACAAACATGTGGGCCACCGAACCCCGCATGTACGTTGATCCATCCTATACTGAGAAGTATGGTCTTGAGACATATGCAGAACGTGCAGAGAAACTCAATGGACGCACAGCAATGATTGGATTTGCTGCTGCTTTGGTCTCTTATGCTACGACTGGTAGTGTGTTCTTTTTCGGACTTTTCGGTTTTTGAGTACTTGACAATGCATCAAATCTTGTTTACAATGACTAGTATTGCCTTCTTCGTATTGTTGGCATATTCCATCGAAAAATTATCTGAAACTTACTAATGGACTTTAACGTTACTTTCCGTAATTCTGATGGCGCAGAAACAACTGTCATATGTCAAGATGATCAATATCTTCTTGATGCTGCCGAGGAGGGTGGTGCTGACATAAACTACTCTTGCCGTGCAGGTGCCTGTTCATCTTGTGCAGGTAAGATTGTATCGGGTACAGTAGATCAAAGTGATCAATCATTCTTGGATGACGATCAAATTGAAGAAGGGTTTGTGCTCACTTGTGTTGCATATCCAACTTCTGATGTTATAATTGAAACTGAACAAGAAGAGAAACTCTACTGATGCACGGAAGTCTTGAACCAGAAGATCGAGTAATGGATGCTCCATCTGTTTATGAACAAGTTTCTTCTCTTGCCCAAAAATATGGGTGGGAAGAAGGTGATAACATCGTAGTTGAAATGGCAGGAACTCAAGTCTCTGGTATCGATGTTGGTGAAGTCTATAACAAAAAATGGCAATCACCTATCGGTACTCGTAAGTATAACAAAGAAGCATTCATTGTTATTAAAAATCTCACAAGAGATCCCTTTGATCCTTCTAAACCCATGGATAGAGAGCACAAACCTCAACATCCATATGAATCAGTAAAGAATGTTTAATCCAAATCAACTCTATGATGATATGGAGAGATTAAATGCCCTATACGAAGAACTCTGCTGGGCACATGACGATACATTAGTATTCACTCATGAAAATGGTAGAGTCATTATTTACAATAAAACACAGGAACAAAAACAATGAACGAAAGAGCAGAACGTATTAATGGTTGGGCAGCAATGATTGGTATTATTGCCGCAATGGGATCATATGCCCTAACTGGCGACCTGATCCCTGGAATTTGGTAAAATGATGTTATTAGCAACCTTTTTGTTGGGTGCTTTTATAATTCATTCAGTACTCACGGAAAATATTGATGATGATGATGACCATTTTGATAGTGGTATGTTGATACCAAAACAAAACCCAATTCAATAATAGACAAAAAAGACTTTACTCTATATACTGAGTAGAGTCTTTTTTTATGATATGCCGAAGAATCAATTGAACAAGGATGAACTGATATGTCATGTTCTTAAGCTCAAGCATGAAGTCGATACAGAATCTAAAGCAGTCTGGCAGAAAGAAAAAGATTTAGCACATAAATATCTCAATAAGGTGTTGGATAGAATCCAAGAATATCGATACTAGGGCTTGACGGAACTTTTAAAAACCTGTATGATAGACGGGTCTTCGGGACACCACCTCAAAACACTCTCAACAAGGGGGGTTGACAAGGACGGCAAACCGTAGTATACTAAATAAGTCAGCAAGTTAAGAAACCAACACATTTCTTAACTGTTCGTAACACCCCTCAAACCAAGACCTCTAGGGTGTCTAAACACGTCTTTCATATCCCAGACTTAGGGTGTCTGGGAAATAGTAACTCCACCATTCCCTGATGGTCTTACTTCTTTGTTCAAACAATGACAACAACTCTTTCAAGGCAACAATCTACATCCCCATGGCAAAATTTTTGTGAGTGGGTAACTTCAACAAACAATCGTCTTTATGTCGGTTGGTTCGGTGTACTGATGATTCCAACACTGTTGGCAGCAACTACCTGCTTCATTGTTGCATTCATCGCAGCACCTCCCGTAGACATTAACTAATCGGTGTCCCTTACTCGTAAGAGTATTGACGAAACTGGGTGAATTGCTGGAAACCGAAAGGCAATCAGCAGCCAAGCCTTAGGTACACCTAAGGAAGGTTCAGAGACTACCTGAGGAATAAAGTTTCCTTAATAACAGGTTTAAGTGCCCAGCCCCTTCAATAAAAATGAAGGGTGAAGATATAGTCCACATATCTACTGTTGACGAAAGTTTGCTATACCTGTGTAAATAATACAGAATACGCAAAACGAGCAAATAAAATTCGTCAACAGAAGCAACCTAAGTCTAATGATATGGTTGTTTGTTAGATGTAGGCGACGGGATTCGTGAACCCGTAGCAGGTTCACTCATGTATGGCAACAACATCATTTCTGGTGCAGTTGTTCCAAGTTCTAATGCGATTGGATTGCATTCGTAAAGGAGTGCCTTATATCAGTAATGGTATAAGAAAATCGGGTGAATTGCTGGAAACCTAACCCAGTAAAAGGGTAAAAGTGTATAAATAGTAATATGGAAAACACTTCTATCCCAATGACTATCTACGAACAGTTTACTGAGTATTGTAAATCTGAAAACTTTGATAGTCAGTACTATGAAAAACACCATATTGTTCCCAAACATTCTGGTGGTACTGATGATAAAGAAAATCTAATTTACTTACCTCCTCATATCCATACTCTTTCTCATTATTATCGTTGGTTGACATTTCAAGAAATAGGTGACAAAGTTGCTTATGAGATGAGATGGAATCAAGATATAGAAAGTGTGAAACTTCGTTCTCAACTTGCTGTTGAAACTAATAAAGAAAAAGGCAATCTTTTTTGGAATAGTGAATGGCAAAGAGAACAAGGACTAAAAGGTGGAACAAAAGGAGGTTCTGCTAATACTCAAAACCAGTTTATTGCTAGACAGAAAGTTGGTAAAACTTATGGAAAGCAAGTTGGTCTTTCAAGGCAAAAAAGTGATTTGGTAGAAATGCTAAAACACTCAACTACTTGGAAACATAAAACTGGAAAAACTGTTATTCTTCCTCCACAAGAAAGTGTAACTAAACTTTGTGAAGAACTTCAAGATATTGAATATTTTGATACTCCAAACAAATCACTTATAGGAAAACTTCTTCGTGGTGAAAAGAAACAACTTTATGGATGGTCTTTTACTGGTATGGCAATCAGCAGCCAAGACACAGACGATACTTCTGTGTAAGGTTCATCGACTAGTCGGTTGGTCAAGCGTGACCTGTAATACGACATTAGCGCCCGACACCCTCAATTTAGGGTGATGATATAGTCAGCACCATAAGGAAACTTATGGGTTATGTGTTCTATCCAATCTGGGAAGCAGCATCACTCGACGAGTGGTTGTATAATGGTGGTCCTTTCCAACTCGTAGTCTTCCACTTCCTTATTGGCATCTACGCCTACCTCGGTCGTGAGTGGGAACTCTCATACCGTTTAGGTATGCGTCCATGGATCTGTGTTGCTTACTCTGCACCAGTTGCAGCAGCATCCGCAGTGTTCTTAGTCTATCCTTTCGGTCAAGGTTCTTTCTCTGACGCAATGCCACTTGGCATCTCAGGAACATTCAACTACATGTTGGTCTTCCAGGCTGAGCATAAATAATATTGTGCTCGTAAAACCAAGTGAATTGCTGGAAAGCTAAATCTAATGTACAAAAACTCTGACAAACACAAACTTGAGAAGATGGAGCAAACTCTCCGTCTAATTGAGAGTAGACGTCATGAGTTTGTCTTTGGAGAATACGAAACTAAATCCTGCGCCTTAGTAGTTATGTGCCCCGACCACGGGGTTATTGAAACTACCTTTGATAACTACAGAAGATCAAAAACAGGTTGTAAAAAATGTGGGAAGCTTGCCATTGGTGACGCCCACAGAGGGAAAGTCGTATCTCTGGAGTCCAGAATAAAACTAAGTGAAACAATCAAGAAAAATAGATCACTGAAACCTAGAACTCCAAATGAGTGGAGAGCTACTGTGGATTACAGAGAATGGAGAAAAGAAGTTAGGTCTTCTTGGAACCATGAATGTGCAATAACTGGAAAGAGAGGAACTCTTGACAGCCACCACTTATTCACGGGATCCGTTTGGACTGATTGGGCATTTGATACGAGAAACGGAATACTCCTGTGTCGGTCGGCACATTGGATGTTTCACAAACACTTCGGATCAAAGAAAAACACTTTAGATCAATTTTTAGAGTACTTAGACATGCTAATCAGCAGCCAAGTCCCGCTGGAATGCGGGAAAGGTTCAGAGACTAGGCCATACGATCCAGAACGGATTATGAAGACCCAAGAGCGCTTGGCCCAACTCAAAAACGAGTTGGTGATGATATAGTCCGACACTCCGACGAAAGGCGGAGAGTTGAGGATAAAGAGCCTCAACATAACTGATGAATATTCTCATGCATCCTTTCCACATGCTTGGGGTGGCTGGTGTATTCGGTGGTTCACTGTTCAGTGCAATGCACGGTTCTTTGGTTACATCTTCACTCGTCCGTGAGACGACTGAAACAGAGTCACAGAACTACGGCTACAAGTTCGGCCAAGAAGAAGAGACCTACAACATCGTTGCAGCTCATGGCTACTTCGGTCGCTTGATCTTCCAATACGCCTCCTTCAACAACTCACGTTCCTTGCACTTCTTCCTTGCTGCATGGCCTGTTGTTGGTATCTGGTTCACCGCACTTGGTGTTTCTACGATGGCTTTCAATTTGAATGGCTTCAACTTTAATCAGTCCGTCATTGATGGTCAGGGTCGTGTGCTCAACACATGGGCAGACGTATTGAACCGTGCCGGTCTTGGTTTAGAAGTGATGCACGAGAGGAACGCTAGATTTGTTGGTGTTCTTGCCTAGTAATAGGCATTAGTAAAATCGGGTTAAACGGGGAAACTCTCAAGTAGACAATCCCGTACCAAGTCAGAAAGGGTTTAAGTTTTCTGAAAGGTCTAACGACTAGGTAGTGAGTCCCAACAATAATCTACCCACGAATGCCCGACTCCTTAATAGACATAAGGATGAAGAGATAGTCTGAACTTGCTGGTGACAGTAAGAAGTAAAGAATAAAGAGTCTTTACGGTAACACAATTGCACAACTTCCCTCTTGACCTGGCATCAGCAGAGTCTACTCCTGTAGCACTTACTGCTCCTTCCATCGGTTGAGTTAGTTAGAAAAACTGAATACATCAAAGAGAGACCTTTACGGGTCTCTTTTTTTATAAATAATTATGGGAAGTTATGAGTAACCTAATGGATTTACATAAACTTGTAGTTGAAGAATGTGAAAGAAGAGGATTAGATCTTGTGCATCTCCCAAAAAAACTTGTTCGTCGTTCTACTGATGTGACTGTAAGTTGTCCTTGTTCAGGACAAAGAAATATGAGCATAAGAAACTTTATTGCTGTGGCAGAAAAAGGTGATGAAGCATTCTGTTGCAAAAGAAAATCTAAACTGGGTAAAAATAATCCAGCATTTGGAAAACCAACTTGGAATGCTGGAACTGTCGGTGTATCAAAGAGTTATGGATTCTTTGGATTTAAAGAGGAATGGTCTGATAGAGAGGATTATTTGTATTTTATTGAGACCATTTATGGAACTTATAAGATTGGTAGATCATTTAATGGAATAAAATACAGATTTACTGAAACTGTAAAAGAACTTGGAGAATGGAAAGCATCGCATAAAGAAGTTTTTGAATGTGAAAGATATATTTTGGGCACTTATAAGCAGTATCAAAAAAAGATTGATGGTATAATTGGTGGGTCTGAACATTTCACAAAAGATTTGCCAATAGATGATGTTATAAGTTATGCAAATACTTTTTTGTAGGAGACAATACCCATATTCTCCAAAGTATGATAGGATATCTAAATAATTAAAAAAAGAAAGATGAAATCTTATAAAGAGTTCATAACTGAAGCAGATAAAAGAATACAACTGATAAGACTTCATCATGGATCTGATGAAGACTCAGTAGCATCAATCAAAAAAAGTGGTCCTAGACCTTCTCCTAAGGGAAGTGAAGGACCAGGACATTATGTGACTCCAGATAAAAAGAAAGCAAATAAATATGCTGAGTTTACTTCCAATCAAAGAAAGAAGAAACCAGCAGTAGTATCTTATAGAGTGCCGAAGAAATCAATCTCTAAGACAGATACTATTCCAAAAGGACTTACATCACAAAAGAAAACGACAGCAGAGAAACCAGTTGTAAGAAACACAAGGACTGGTCATGTTGCTATGGATTCTGATTATGCAAACAAGAGAATGATTCGCAAAACAGAACCAATCATCCGCAGAAAGAAAAAATAATCTAAGTATAAACTCTTAGGCATAAATTTTTGTTTCTGAATTGTATTGATTTACACACAAATCATCTACATAGTAGTAGAATTGGAGAGTTGAGTAAAGTTCTAATCTTTATTATGAGTAAATTTATTCTTGGAGGTTACTATGCATAATCTTATATCCTATAATCAATTAGCAGGATGGAAAGAAAGTTTTAAAAGTTTTGGTAAAACTCTAAACATAAACATGGAGGAATCAGATCTAATTAATGACTATTACAATTGTCTAATTGAGTGTGATGATAATCAGTCATCATGTAAACGTATCTGTCGAGAGGTTCTTAGGGAATAAATCATATGGTATTAACTAAATATTAATGAATTAGGGACTCTGATGAGTCCTTTTTTAATGGTTGAATATGAGTAAAAAGAAGAAGAGTAAATCACTTTGGAGATTGTGGTGTAAAGCACTTGGACAGAAAGCATCTGATTGTGATAGAGAATCTGATATTGTTGCCATCATCCGAACATTTGTTTTTCTTACATATCTCATTACCAATATTGCAATCGTTTCAAATGCAGTAAGACATTGGAATGATAATGAATTATCTAATCAGGGTTTCACAACACATCCAAATTACCCAGACATAAGAATGTGATAGATAGATTACTTGCAAATACCTAATGAGATTTCTTTTTGCACTTCTTGCTACACTCTTTCTTGCCGCACCCGCATGGGCTATTGATGTTACAATGGGTTCTGGTGGAAACTTGATTTTTGACCCATCGGATGTTACAATAAATGCTGGAGATACGATTCACTTTGTGAATAATATGCTCCCACCCCACAATATT